TTGACGCGATCGATGATCGTCGGATGCTGACGCAGCTTGGCCATCACCGACGCCGAGACGACGACGGTGTTGGCGTATTTGCCGATCTGTGATCGGATCGCGTCCTTGGCGGTCTCGATGTCTTTCGACGGACTCGAGGTGCCGCTGTAGTCAGACCACTGCGCGGTCCCGGAGAGCGTGACCTTGTTCGACGCCGCGTAGCTGCCAGCGGTAGTCGAGATGTCGGCCTGCGCTTTTTCGAGACGCAATCCGATGACGTTTTGCACTTTGCGCACGGCTGCCGCGCCGAGTTGCACGCCGGCAACCACCGACGCCTCATGCTGCAACTCCCATGGAACAACCGCTTCGAGCGCATGCTGTTCGAGCGTGTATGACCCCGAGCTGTAGCCGAACTGCACGCGCGCAGTATTGGCTCCTGGCGCGCGTGCAGTCGTAAACAACCGGAAGTCGTCATTGGTGAAGGAGATGATTTTTCCGCCACGCTGCTGCACCGGCACGGACGGGAAAATCGCGTCACCAACAAAATCCTGATTTGAGTAGCCGAGCGCGATTTCGGTGAGAATCGGGTCGACGACTCGGGCCTGGGAAGGCGTCATTTGCGGCATGGCTTGTCCTTACGCGACGTTGGGAATGAGAAAAACCTCGACAAACTGCCCGCTTCCGGTTGACGCTTCCCTGGCCACCGCGAGTTTGGCGCCGGAGGTCGCCCAGACGATCGCGCGACCGCTGGCGTCGGATTTGATCGTCGCGCCGGCCGAGAACGAGCCTCCAGTTTCGACGATGGAAGTTCCGAGCGCTTCGACGGGGATTCGGTCTCCGGATACTCCGGCACTGCGCGCGACGCCGAGCGCGTTGGCGTCGGCGCCGGCCTGAGATCCGGCCGGGGTGACAAAGCGGTTCGCGGCGACCGTGCCGGTCAGCGTCTGCGTCAGCACCAACACGGCGATATTTTGCATGGACATGTCGTGATTCTCCTTCTGGCGATCAGGCGGCGACCGCCGCGATGGCGTCGAAATAACTGCAGCCGGGATGCGCGGCCTGGTGCGCCTTGGCCTTGGCGTGCAGGCGCTGGCGGGAGCCTGACGGCGTCTCGTCTACGTCGTCGCTTTCCTGTTGCGATGCAGTGGCGTGCGGAACCGGCGGCGCCGCCTTACCGCGAATTTTCTCGAGCATCGCGGCGCGCTGCGCCTTCTCGGCGGCGAGGATGCGCACCGCGGTCTGCGGACCGGTGGTCTTGCCATCGGAAACGCATTCGGCGACCAGGGCCTCATGGCCTGGCACGAGCTGCGCCTGGACTTCG